GGAATAGTAACAATACTCTTCTCCCTTACCTGCATCACAAACGAATACCCAAGGGTAGAGAGTTCAATTGGAACGCCATCGCTGTCCTTTAGCTTCAGGTTCAACTTAAACGTATCCCCCTTTTTGCAGACGATATCCAGCTTGTCTGCGTTGTCTAGACTTACTCTGCCAGCCATGATTATATTGTTTTTCTTTGTTCAATTAGTCTGCTCTGTTCTTGTGCTTGCTTCACCACACGAGAATCTTTTCTGTCCTCTTTAAACACCTCAAGCTTTTCCTTGAAGTCTTTCTCGTCAGTCTTGAACCCAAGCATGGCCTGTGCCTTGAGCATCTCCACCTGCATACGCCCCTGATGTCTAATCTGTTCAAGCTGTGCTTCTGCTTCCGTCTGCAACTGGATCTTCTGAGCCTCGATCTGAGCTTGCATCTGCATCTCTTGCATCTTAGCCTGTGAAGCCGCAGCAGCAGACTGCTGTTGCAACTCAGCCTGTACCCTAGAGTTCTGCTCTGCTTGATCTTGCATGCGTTGAATGCGCTTCTTGCGTCTGCTAATCAAAAGCAGTTCCGCCTGATTCACATCCTTCATGTTTCTAATTGCAATAGCGTCTTCAATGTCAAGTTCTTTCTGCTGCAAAGAGATCTGGATATTCTGCTCTAGGTACTGACGATCCTTATCCTCCATATCTTTCACTACCTGCACACCGAAGTTGTACATAGGAAGGTCTTCGAATGAAGTGATAACACTCATGTTCTCCTTACCTATGGCCGTCTCGTATACTCTATAGATAACTGAATCCTTTGGAAGGATCTGTACGCACTTTACAATATCCTCACAGACCTTTTTGTAAAGAACCATAGCGGCATTCGTGATATCGTAGATAGCATTGTTTGCAGCCGCGAGCGCTTGTTCACGAACCCCAACGAGCGCTTCGCCCTTGGGGGAAGAAGAATCCATAACATCGTTGATACCAGTAACATCTCTAATCAGTCTTAGATAGTGGTTGTAGATTCCAATCAGTTCGTTTATGTTTCTGATTGTGTTATTTATCTCTCTGATGGGTGGGTTCTGGAATCCGCCTTCTGGGTTTTTGCTTCTGTAGTAGAAGACACCTGTTTGTTCGTAGATATCCTGCAAGTCCAAAGGCTGCATCTCACCACCCTTACCAAGCTGTACATTCTCCAGCCCCTCGATGTCGATGATAAGTCCGTCTGGCTTGGCTTTCGCAATGGCCTGTTGGATCTTGAGGTGAGTCAGCTGAATCATATCGGCAAAACCAATACAGCTATCCACCATTCCCTTCGGCATCATATTCGTAAGGTTCGTGGCAATCACAGAGTATGAAAGCCTAGCCCTAGTGATGTCGTGGATGTTTTTTGGTACGTTTATAGATCTTCCATAGTTGAAGAGATAGTCTTCACACCCAAGGATATAACTACCAGCATAGACAGTAGTTATCGTCATCATGCTAGGCTTGCGCTCGTATACGCTACCAGCCTTAGGAGTGTACTCGAATCCTTTGTAGAAGAAGTTTGAATTGCCGTATCTATTCTCCTTCTCTTCAAAATACATGTTATCTACAGACAAGAACTCAAAGTCCATCACGTCAACCATATACTCATCGTAACCGTATACGTTACGCTTGAGCCTGTCGTCGTAGTGGAACTTGTCAATGCTGTATGGATCATTGTTGTATTGGTTGCGAACCTTCGTAGCAATCTTCTTCAGCTTCTCTTCGTCGAGACTTCCGTTAGAGATTCTGCGCAACTCATTGATTGTAATTCTCTTAACGTGACCGCCATACACAATATCGTCGAAGTTTGGGTCTTCTGTATAACTATGCACGAATCTAGATGGATCGATATAGTCAACCTTGATACCATAGTTTGGGTCGTTGCTACGCTTCGCCACAGCCATACCCAAGCTAGACAGATCGTTGACGCAACGTCTGTACGTGTTGTCGTTAAAGTTGTTCCAAGAAAGAGTGAGGTTCGTAGCAATCTGTGCTGTTACCTCCGCGTCCGTCTTGATGTTTGTCCCCATGAAGATTTCCGCCTCCTCCAAAGTCTCTGGGATTTGTTCTGGCTCCATCCCAAGCACCATTCCCGTCTGCTCCTTCAGTTGAATAAGCTGCTGCCTAGCCTGAACTTGCAACTCGATAACCTTCTTTCTTTTGTTCTTCTCAGAAGAAGACAGAGGATCAATTGCCTCAAGGTTTGGGTATGGGTCTCTAGACAGGATCTTGTTTACCACCACCCGATTGAACTTCGGCAGGATTGGGACAGGGGTGTAATCTAAATTTACAAGGCTGCCATCGTTGCTGTTTGGATCAAGGGTATGCAGAAGCTTCTTGTAAATAGAAGTGTCTTGCGTTCCGTTAGCGTAATTCCTGCAACGCTCAAACATCACATTCCTACGACTGAAGAGAGAGTCGGTTGAGTTTAATTTACCCCACTGGTTCTCAATCGCTTTGGCATACTGAAGCCCATATTCTTCCGACTGCTTTACCTCCATAGGGGCCAAGGGGTCTGGAAAGCCGCCAGTATTTTTCTTATCCTTGTTGTACATTATATGGGAAGATACTAAACGTAACCCCACAAATATACGTAATCAACCTATTGCCTTGTATTTCCTAAAGAATACCTTGTCGTCGAATACTGCTTTTGGTTTTGGGGCGGGTTTCTGAGCAGCCAAAAGAGCCAATCCAGAACTGATTGTCAAGTCGTATTTTGTACGCTTGTCGATTTTAAAAGCAATCCATTCCTCTAGAGTCCTATCAAAATACATGTTCCCGTACTCACCAGTCTCGTAGTTTATGCCTACGTGGTTGTGTACATATTGCTCTATGGATTGGGCATGAGCATGGATCACGTCCTGCGAGTTAGACGGAATACCTTTGGTCTTTACGTTGACGTGTGCAGAAGCAGAACGAAGGTGTTCTGGTCTTTCCATCACATATCCGTCATACCCTCTGCTCTCGAAATATCTTACGATACCGTATTTGTTGTTCTCTATAAGCAGCGGATATCCATAGAAAAACGCACACATCAACACATCCTCGTAGAAGATCTTAGCAAGGTCTGGTCGAGAGGAATACTCTACAACAAACATATTGCTAGGTCTATTCATAGAGAACTTGTTGTACATATGCATAGCGCCCTTTGACCCCCTTCCGTCTAGCGTTGCGTCGATATCATACGAGTCAACGCCACCGCAACCATAGATGCCGAACGGAGCTACGCGTTGCCCTCTGTACTCCTGTATGACACATCGCTCTTCTTCTGGTGGCAGCCACGCAACTCTGAATCTACCATTGATGTCTGGAGAGAACACTGCTTTCTCATCTTTCTTTTCCCAGATGAAGTTGCCTTTCACCACGGGGTTCGGGAACATCTCTTGGTTGTGTTCTATCTGCTCATAAATCTTCCCGATGTTGAACAAACTGCCGTCAATGCTATCCCTGAATGCTTCGTCCTCTGTAAACGGAAACTGCCTGATAACTTCGTTTAGTTGAGACGAGTCATGCTTCAGACCATCCCTTTCGTTCTTCAGGTATTCCTTTGATCCCCCAGTCACAAACATCCCTTCTTCGATACTCTCTACTGGAGATTCTGGATTCTCTACTACCGCTTCCCCATACTTGTCGAAGAACCCTTCTAGCGCTTGGTAAGCAGGAATGAAGATCCTGTACAAGCCACTTTTAGTTCTTCCGTTAGCATTACGCTCCTGCGGATTGCTGTCATTCCACAAATTCTTGTATTCGTCACCGCCCTTATCCATAGGGTTTACGGTACTCCCAACCAAAGCCTTACCAATAATCTTATTACCCACCAAGAGACACGTGCGCTCAATTCTCCATGCCTCTCTAATGTCTGTAGGCTTCTCCCACTTACCAGCCTCGTCTAGATATAGTATGTGAACCTTCTCACCATCGTACGCGTTGTTCGTGGTGTTTTTCCAATTGATTACCGTATTCAAGGCATCCCCAACGGTAGTCGTCTTATTCTTCTTGGTGATACGCTTTGCTGGCTCTCGGAACGCCAACTCCATACGCGGGTTGGTAGTACCGTCTTGAATTGGCTTAAAGAACCATGGATAGTTGGTGAAGATCGGAACGACCTTCTTCATGAAGATGTTCTCTTGAGCATCTTTACCAGTCTTTGACTGAATTCCCAGCAACTTGTCGCTAACCTGCGTGCCTTCGTCCACAAGTATGCTAGAACAGATGTTAGTGTAGCCAGAGCGACGACACTTAGTATATAGCTGACCGAAACAACGGGGATCGATTTCGCACGCAGCCAAGTGGATAAATATTTCACGTTGAAAGCTAAAATAACTAGGGAAACCGACGTCTATTTTAGACCACTGCAAAAACATATAGTGCCTACCAGTGATGTATGTTGGAACACCATTGTTGTAGAACCAAACACCGTTTCTCCTGTACTCAAACTCTCTTTCAATAAACGAAGAGTATCTGTCCCTAAACATCTCTGGCTTCTCATTCCACTCGTCAAAACTTTTAATCTTAGCCATCTCCTGTGGGACAGGAAGTCTAGTCCAATACTGATCTGCCTTCTTCTTGTCGTGAAACAAGATCTGGTTCTTTGGCGGCCTTTTGGGTAAAACGATAAGGAGGCCGTGCATTTCCACGACCTCCCCTTCAGTACCGTTTGGATCAATCTTTATGGCCAGATCCTTATACCCTTCTATCTTGACCAGAGCAGACATTAGAAGTGTACTTGCAAGCAGCCCACACAACAAGGTCTTGAACCTGGGAACATAGGTCCATTTGCGTTCATCTCTTTACGCTTGTAGTAACGAGCATTACGAGCTACGTTCTGAGACGGGGAACAAGAAGACAACACGGCAACAATGCCAGCAAAGAAAACGAGATTCTTCATGTGATGAAGTTAATTAAATTTTAGCGCCCCTCCTATGGTGGGGAGCTGTTCTGCAAATATAGCCTTTATCGCCTTCGCTACTGATTGAATTTCCAACTGCGCGTGAACATCGTCTCGTATGTCCAAGAAATGGATCCAAGAGCGAACGCTACCAGTCATGTGAAGTTTGGTCTTAGTGGTAAGGGGCAACACCATGCGAGCAGTCTCTCTAGACACACCGCATTCAATAAGATTATTGTATAGTTGCTCACAAGCTGCGAGAACCATCTTCACCTTGTTGTCAAGGATTGAGTTGTTTACTGACTCTGTAGATGACTGCCTATTACTTGAAGCCTGATATCGAAGTTCTACTGGCTCAAACAAATCACCAAGCTGATTCACGTCTTGGTAACGCTGGCTGAACTCCTGAAAGGTAAAACTTCTATGTCTTAAAAGCTGTATGGCTATAGCCTTACTGGTCTCTATCTCAAACGTCAGGTAGGAATGCTCGAATGGAGACCAATGCTTATGCTTGATCAGATACCGTATGAGAGACTCATAATCATCCCTCTTGTTCTCGCGAGAACTAGAAACACGTGCAACCTCGACAATGTGTTCTTCAGCATTGGGGGTGATGGACAAAAGTTTTACTTTCATTTGATTTATAACCGTGACGGTTTTTTACTTCATTGAATCGTTATTGCGGCTATAATGATGCATTTTTGCTTCATTTGCATCAACAATCAGGCATTATGCTCAGGAGTAATTCCCGAGTTTGGCGTGGTTTTACTCCCGAGTTTGGCTAGTCCTTTTTGTAGGTGTCATGGTCATTAACAAGGTCAAATTGATCTCCAATATCCCTTAATGCACCTCCCAAAATCTTTGCAAGATTTCTAACTGCATCAAGTTCAAGAGATTCTAACCATCGATCTTGTACTGCTGCGGGACAATCCTCAAAGCAAGTGGGTTGTTTTTTCTCTTCATCTTCAAACTTGTGCAAGATGTAGACCCCGCTAAGGTTCCTGCGTTTCAACTCATTCAAAGTATCCATAGCTGTTTCATTTCTTGTTCTTGGTCATTAGAATCCACTCAATAGCACTCTTAGCCTCCAGTAATCCCTGAAGGCGGGAGCGCATTAGTTCTTTGCGATCATCGTTACAATTCTTCAATTCAACTCCTGCCTCTTGACACATTGTTCTGATTTCGCGCCAGGCGCGGTACAGAGCTTTGTAATCTCCTAGTTTCATTTGTGGAGGTTTAGTAGTCAGGGTAGGATTCGAACCTACATTCAGTGGCATAAAGCCAGCCATTCTACCAGTTGAACTACCTGACTATATAGAGCTTCTGAAAGGAGTCGAACCCTCAACCTACTGAGTACAAATCAGTTGCTCTACCAATTGAGCTACAGAAGCAAGGATCATTTTTAGGGACACCGCTGATTTTCTATTGAATACCTTAATCGGTTTTAAATGATCAAACCCTTCTTGCTATCACAAGTTGTGACACCAAGAGTAGGGGCGACAGGAATCGAACCTGTAACCTTGATGATATAAGCATCCTGCTCTAACCAACTGAGCTACGCCCCCAGTTAATCGCACCCGTTTAATCGTAGAGGTGCAGAACGCGAAAAAAGACCAGCACGTCAAAGAATTGTACGCCCGACAGGGTTCGAACCTGTGACCCACAGCTTAGAAGGCTGTTGCTCTATCCAGCTGAGCTACGGGCGCAGGTGATCAAAAGTACAGGTGAAACCAAGAATGATTACCAACCCTCTCGACAAAAATAGACCAATAAACGTGTAACATGATTAAAATAATTTAAATTGTGATTTTATTTCTGAAGACCATTCATTCGTCACTTTCTTTCTAAAGCCTACAGGATCGCCTAAATACAAGAATCCGTAGTACTTCGTATTGTCTATGTACTGAGGTACAAAGTTATTGCGAAGACACTCAGAAAACACAACATATTCGTGTCTTCCTGTGTCATCTGAATAATTAACCAGATCTAACAAACTGTTGTTTATAAAGTACGTGCAATGAACAACAGCCACTTCAATCTTGCCAATTACTGATCTGACAACAATGTTGGTGTACATATCAGAGTTTTCAAAATATCCATCACTGTCCACAGCGTAGTGATAATTTGCGTAATATTCTGAGTCTGACTTTTTAAGCATCGGGGCCACAACACCCAAATGTCGGCTATCGTACATACTCTGCAAGGTTGTAGGAACAATAAAATTGTCACAATCAACCACAAAGTAGTGCGAGTTCAACCGCTTGGCATGATCAACAGAGTCCTGTCTTATCCTAGCTAAGATGTCAAATCTCTTTTTGTTCCATTCGTGTTCAGAAAAAGATTTTATCTCTTCAGAAATAGACTCCTTTGAGTAAAACACTGATGCGTAATCAGATGCATATTTAGACACAAATCGATCTAACTTTTCAGCAGTAGAGTCGTTGTTGTCGTTTGTCCTTATGTACAGATGTGTCCTTTTTTTTGAAAACGTCTGGTTCAGCAAGCACCTTAAATAAAAGTCAAGACAATAAGCTTTGTCTTTTGCTAGAATAGCAACAACTACGTCCATAAAAAAATATTTGCGATCAGGGAGGGATTCGAACCCACAGCCGCTCGGTTACAAACCAAACACTCTACCAGTTGAGCTACCTGACCTAAAGGACTTACGCTTTCCTTCTGTCTGGAACGATAGCGTTCAAGATAGAGTCAACAAGTCCAAATACCTTATTGTCTCTCTCCGTGGGTGTAAGGTTCACAATAACCTTAACCAGCACCATAAGAGCCACAAGGATCTCCATAAGATTACCTACCGTGACCCAGCTAGTTTCGGGTGCTTCGATCGGGGCTTCTAAAGCAACTGTTGCAGTATCTGCAACGGCTGTGAGGGTGTCCGCTACCAATGGCAGCGAATCAACCATAGTTACAAGGGTGTCTAACATATTTTTGAGGGTTTCCGTTCTTGTTATACTCTAAGCTGTACTTTAGCTTATTTACTATTTGGGTTCTTTGGTCGGTTGTTGGCTCTGTTCTTCGAGGCGCTAAGATACCCAACGATCATTCCATTAGATGCATGAGCAGCATCTTTTCCATCACCATTTCCGTACTTGCCCTTCTTACGGTTGTATCGATTTAGCTCCGCTCTGTACTTCTTTGCGGAATCCGTTGAGCCGTATTTAGCGTACTCCTTTTTATAGTCTCTTTTTGTTACGGTCATAAAACAAATCTATGACTTTTTATTAAGAGTTATAAAAACTATAGTTCTTCTGCAACCTTTCTTTCTCATTGTCGCTAATGGATTCATATATGCTAGAGTTGAATAACCCTTCCATATTAACCTTAGCTAATCCTTTTTGCCCAACATAGTATGCGGCCATGCTGTATTCATCTAAAAACATCCAGTCATGAATGTTTTTGTCATAGAACAGCACATCTTTTTCTGGATAATTAACATGGTTCTGAAGCGCCATGTTTGCATACGTAAATGCAAGCACGTATCGCTGATCTTCACGAAGCATTTTTACAATGTGATAAGCAGATTCCAACCTAAATGGTCTGCTCTCCCAAGCTAAACTAAATTCTTTTAGAATGGTGTTTCTATCCAAATTCATCATGATGGAGCAAGTAGCCATCCTGTGTAGCGAGATATAGACCTCTTCTTGCCACCCACCCATCTTTGACCTCTTATGATAAGTTTGCTTTGCCTTCTTGTATTGCCCAGAGTCATAATAAGATTGAGCGAGATAAAACACATAACGATGATTATCTGGCTCATCCTTCAGGGCTTTCTCCAGCACCTTAGCATCTTTTGCGTACTTTTCTTTTACACTTTTAGCCCTTTTTAATGGAGATATTTGAGCGTTTATAATGCATCCTTCAATATAATCGTAATTCAACTTACCTTCTTCTGGGTATGCATATTCATGTAGCACCCCAATGTACTTCCAGTCTTCGTTAGAGTTCGTTAGCATACATCTGGTATACTGAATTCCATTTAACTGTATATGCAGGTGATATGACGATTTACTTACATCAAGATCTGCAAATGGATTGTCTACAAACGATTCAAATGTATCATCCGCATCCATCACAAACCTGAAGTCACAGATGCCCTTTGCTAGTTGCAAACTCTCAGTTCTGTTGTGACCAAAATTTACCCAAGGTCGTTCATACAACGTACCAGGAATGTTGTGCTTAGTC